GGCTGTAGCCGAACCAGTTCGCACTGTAATCCAATCCGTGGTTCCAGTGTCCCAGATAGGAGCGGGTTTGTGATGATCGCGTTGGTCGGCTGATACATTACATCATACCCCCGCAGACCACAGGCCTGCGGGATCACGCCGTATCTGTCTGTGTTGACTACAGCGAAAAAGCCCCAGCAGTACAGCGTATAAAGGGTGTAGTTCTTCGCCCATAGCGGCGGCATCTTCCACTTGAAAACACTCATTGCTTTCTGCAAGAGATACCGCTGAAAATACAGAGACAGGCTTGTGTTCCTACAATGTACGGTTGACGGTGAAATCACAGAGTTAGCGGCGTTAATATAATCCGCTGAAAACGGTATTCCATTATACATTTCTTCTATCCCTCCGCTTCTTTTTACTGAGAATCGCGATTAGAAACGTCGTCCCCGTTCCGGGTGTTGCCCCGGTACTGAGAAAGCGATATATCAACACTGCATTGTTATAACGCTCTGCTTCGCTGAGGTAGCGGTTCCCTTTCGCCCAGGTCGTAATGGATGTATCGTTTGCATGTGCGATGATATAGTCATAACAGTTCTGCGCATACTGGACACGCGCGTCCCACGAACTGTCGTGAATACCTTCCCAACCAATGTTCCATGCGTGGGTTAACGCCGCAATATCTGTGCTGTCGCTGGTTAAAAATTCAGTCAGATTCTGAAAGGCGGATGCTTCCTCAGTGCTGTACCAGACGTTCTCATGAATCAGATAGTTTAACTGCCCAACGCCGTCATCATCCGCATAGCCGTTGTTCATTAACCATTCATGTAATTTGTAAAGCCGTCCATGGTTATCTCCCTCCGTATTCGTCCACTGACCTAGACCGAATCCAACCAGTAAATCTGTAAACGCAGATTCATTTAAATCCTGCCAGATGCCGGGGTTGATGCCGGATTCCTGCCAGAAGTTCCCGCACATAGCCGCTACTACATAAGCACTGCTTCCTTTCGCCCCACTTGCTCCGTCGCCAAAACGGTGGCAAGTGTCCCAGGTAGCTGGATTGCTGTCTCCGGTGTTAATGGACACCTGTTCCCCCAGGGGATATGTGGAACTGTGTGCGCCCATCGTTCGCCGCCCGTCATAGACCATTTCCGTATGATTTCCATAGTTGTTGTTCCGTACCAGAATATCCCCCGGTTTCCAGGGATCACCAACCGGGACACGGTTGAAACCTAAAGCATCCAACACACCAACCATGTCATACGTAGTAAACGGCCATGATTGCCCGCCATGGGCGGCTACCACATCAAAGCCGGATGCTAAAAGCGCATACCAGATGAACGAACTACAGTCATAATAAGTGATTCCATTAACTGTCTGTTGATTTCGGTAGGTCTGTGAGTAACCTACATTCTTTTTGTTGCAGGTATCAATCGCCCACTGATAGGATACCTGTATATTACCGCTCATTAGCGATACCTCTTAATAATAGGAAGAAGGTCATTTACGCATTTCTGTACCTTGACCGGGTCGAAGCCGTCTGCTTTCAGACGCTTGATACGGTCTGACCCGTTCCCGTAGTTGCCACCGATTACAAGAATAGCTACTGCCACGGTTGTCGGCAGTGAATACATTTTAATTTCACTCATAATAAAATCCTCCTTCTAAATATTCTTTTACTATTTGCTTTTCCGGTTCTGTAGCGGAAAAATTGATTGCTCCGTTTTCCACTTTTACATAGCCTGTGCAATCCGATATTTTCCGGTTCTGACAGAGCGGTTTTCCGTTATCTGCTACGTCAAACATAACTGATTCATAGTAGTTTGCGAAGAGAGTGGCTTTTCCGCCGAGCGAATCTGCCGCCATGCCGCTATTAGTGCCTGTGCTTTGTACGGACGCATTACTAGCAAACACGCTGGATGCGATGCTACTTGCGCTGAACTTCTGACCGATGCTACCGATTACACCGCCGAGGGAGTTTTTCGCCGCTTCGATCAACCCACTCACACTACCCGTAGCGCTTTTCAGATTCAAACCTACGTTCGATAACTGCATCTGCACACCCACCTGTGCTTCACCATTGTACAGCACATCATTTGTTAATTTAGAAGTAACGGTTAGGATTGCTTTTCCAGATACGAAGTCATAAGTGATATTACAACTAATTCCCGTTTTTCCAATTTTTGACGCGTCTAGCTGAATCGCTCCCCACGGTTGCAAGTACAAATAGTACTTCGCCCACGGTGTACGGTAAAGATAAGTGATGTCTTTATTGTTCGTTCTGTCGGGGCGTGCCAAAGAAAACGGATAGTTTCGTGTGGTCTGTGATAAGACGGATGCTTCAAGGGTCGATTTCCAGTAACCAAAGGCAATTGTCTTTTTGACCGGATCAACCGGAACGCCCGTTGGAAACCACATACATGAAACCACATATTGAAACGGGTCAATGAACGCTTTCGCAACGTCACCGGAAAAGTCTGTGATCTGATCCCAGGACTGAATATCACCCAGCATGTATGCTCGGAAATCTGCCATTTCTTTTCCGGTCATAACATAGTAGGCGACCGCTCCATATGCGCTGTCCAGATTATTCACAATGCCCACAACATAATAGCCGTTTGCCACGGTCGGGTTCTCGACCCATCCATCTTCCAGTGTAAATTCCGATTTTTGAGTATCAATTTCGGTAGTTGCCGGATAGAGTAGATCTGTAATAGTCGGATCCTGGAACGTCGCACAGCGCAGGATATAGGCGGTTGTGCCGCCAATCACCGTTTTATAGGTTGCAAGAACATCCTCTGACAGTACAATGCGCCATATACCTTTTTCCCATATCACATCTTGAACGAAATAATACCGGGAGAAAGCAGGGATATAGGCATAGTTATAAGCAGTCACATTTTCAACCATTTCCAGTTCCGGTCTGATGATAGAGGTGTTGTCTTTTAACACGGCTTGTACAGTGAATCCCCCCTCAGCGGGGGGATTTTTTGTACTGTTAAGCCGTTTGGAGAAGGTGTAAAGAGTAACTGATAATGCCATGTTTACTCCTTTCTTTACGTTTCACGTGAAACATTCTATTTTTTCGTTTCAAGTGAAGCATTCACATTTTTCGTAACGATGTCACTGATTGGCGGGGCCGAAGTCGTGTTAATATCTTCGATATAGAAAATGACAGCGTTTTCTGTAAAATCATTCCAGTAACGGTCTGTGAAATGCCAGAACTGGTTGTAGTATCCGCCGCGCGCATTGAACGGGCTGGGCTGTGCCCACTCGTTTACGGTAGTATAACCAGCGGCTTCTTCATCAAAAAGAACGCCAATTACATTAAGCATATTCACTTGCGTACCAGCGATAATCACAGTACCATCTTTTTTTAATATAGAAGGTGTATTGTTAATCAGTGATGGATTCAAAGGCGACTGCCAGAAATTGACGCTCTCGAAATCAACAGCTTTCAAGAAGTCGGGGTTAAAAATGCTGGAATAAACCTCTGAATTGATCTTATTAACCAAATCAGTGTACAGGTAGAACTTCATTTTTGACTTCGGGGTATGCCGAATAACCGTATAGTCAGTTAACTGTGAACTGAAAAGAGTATTCCTGTCGGTCATTAAATCAGCAATTGTATTGATCGTTGCGAACGCAAATTTCACAAAGCCCTCGAAATTAGCGGTTTTGAAAATATCATTCACTTTTAAAGATGTTCCATTTTGTATATTATAGAGTGCAAGCAGATTGACTGCTCTTCTTCCACCGTTTGATTTTGCCAAATCAGCACTACTTGTTCCTCCTGTTTCTGTTCTGTAAATGCCTGCCACCAGATTGGCAATTGTTGCGCGAGCGGTTTCCTCATGCGCCTGCTCGATCATATCACTTGCGTTCTGCATAATCATAGAAATGAAAGATGCAAATTCATCCGGAGAATTGAACGCACAGTCTAACTGATCTTTGAAAATTGTCAGGGATTTCTGATAGATTTTCGCTCCGTAGAAATTTGTCTGCAAAACCTTAGGTTTGTTCACCTTGTACTGATCAATTGACTCTCCATCAACCAGTTTAAAACGGTCATCATCCTCAAACGGTTTGTCGATAGTTAAGAGTTTACGAACGTGGTTTCCATATCGCTGATTGGAAACGTTCAAACCTTTGAACTTTCTACTGTAGGGTCTTACAGAGAAAATTGTTCTGGACAGCACCTGCGAAATTGCTGTTGTCAGCGGGTCATAGCCTGTTTTCAACGCCATCTGAGCAATATTAACAAACGAACCGGTATTGACCGGCGCAGGATTCGTGACACCGGTTGCTTGATTCGTGATCGCTGTCAGCACGGTTGACAGCTGGTTAAAGCTTAAATCATTCGCCATTATTTTTCTCCTTTCGGGTTAATGATGGATGCTAAAATATCATCCGTAGTTTCTGTCCGGCTCATGGGCTGTGAGGAAAACAGTAACGCCTGTTTTTTCATATCGTCTCTGAGTCCCAACAGGGCATCCAAAACCGGGTCACCGGATGTTTCGGGCTGCGCAGGGGCAGTCTGCTGAACCGGAACGGTCTGCTGAACCGGAACGGTCTGCTGAACCGGGGCTGTCTGCTGAACCGGAACGGTCTGCTGAACTGGGGCTGTCTGCTGTAAACCTGCAAGCGCAACAATCTGATCCCTTGTGAATCCGGCTTTTGCTAATGCTACAATGTCTTCCTGTTTCATCTTTCTTTTTCTCCTTTCAATGATTCTTCCAATCGGATGAGTGCCTGTGTGTTGTTGTTCAGTGCATCCGTGACTTTTTCCATTTCCGCTTTGTGATTGTCAGACTCTTTCATCATTCTCCAAAAGAGCACCCCACAACAAACAATCGGAAATCCTAACGTCTGCACCATGGTCATGATTGCGTTTGCGTCCATATCCACCTCTTTCTTTCCCGGTTAATAAAACAGGCGGTTGTATATACCGCCTGCTGAAAAAGATTCCTGTTCCGAAACATGGAACGTGTGCATCCTTCCGGGATTGTTTCTAGCACTTCCTTTTCACCTATGATTATAACACACATCCCTCTTTTTTAGCAAGATGTTTCACGTGAAACATTTTGTAAAAAGAACCTGGATGATATAGTTCTCAAGGTATAAGGAGCGTGATAGGAAAGCGATCCACAGGTAGCGATATTTCAAGCGGAAACGCACTTTATCATTTTCGCTCATGGTATAATTTTCTTTGAACACACCCGACTTGAATGATGTGACGTAGTACTCCTGTCTCGACTTGTGTCGATAGATATACATTTCACCCACATGGACTAATGGTTTAAACTCCTTGATATTTCTACTTCCAATGTTATCCGCTCTGTCCTTCGTGAATACGTTCTTCAATGACATCTGATAAAAGTCAGAATCCCGTGACACCAGATTGTAAAGTGCTGTTTTTTCCTTTGCTTCAGAAACCGGACTATCTTGACAAATAATCAGTGCCAGACCCCTTTCTTTATCAATCCAGATAGATGTTCCGTTCTGATACATTTTTTCCGCTCTCAGCACCAGTCCCAGTGATATAAACAATTCATTTGCCATGTTATTGCTATTGGCGGCACAGATCACCTTGACAGGTGCAATCCCTTTCAATTCACGGTTACGGTTAATTGTTTCATAACAGTTAAAGAAGGCCTCCGCTTCGTTTTTTAATGGTCGTTCATGTGACTCTGCGATAAACTCATCATAGAAGATGAGGGAAATGTCACTTGCATCGAATCCGCGCATATTCGATATTGTTGACAGTGCGAGTGAATAACAGAACGGTTCTGGTGAAATGATCGTGCCTTCCATATCAGTTTCATAAAATGCGCTGTTCTGTTTAGTTAATGAGACGGCCTTGAACATCCGGTTCATATCGCCCAGGACAGGTTTGAGCGGTGAAAATTCCGGTTTGGAAATCAGATCGGCCTGTGTTTGCGTTCTTCTCATCAGTGCGAATTTGATCTTCTTCTCGATTGCAAATTTACACACACCGTATGTTTTTCCAGTTCCCCGACCGCCTACAATAAATATGAACGGTACTGGTATGTTATAAATAGCCGGTATATTGATGAAACCATTACGGTCATAAATGTTCTTTTCCTTCATTATATCACCTCTATGAAAAAAGCCCCGATAACGGAACGGGGCTTTGCTTGAAATACACAAATGAGATAGTTTATAATTTGTTAACTAGTTACTCTGCATAGGCACAAGTGATAAAGTGCCGACCTGCTTTTGACTGTCCACCGATTACCTTGATAGCGATGATCTCTTCCCCACTGTCTGCAAACAGGCCGCAGAGTTCGGAAAACGCTTCGATAAAAGTCCGGCTGTTTGTCGCATATGCGACATTATCCTCAGACAGGATCGAAAGAAGAACCTGTTCATTTCCTTCTCTGTCCGTGTCAGAATAGAGCATCCAGTTAATTACTGGAAGATTCATTCCCTCGGCATCTCTCATTCTACGAATCTCAGGATTCATTGACATGAGATACTTCTCTTTTACATTAACCTTCTCATTTTTCGTTCTGATGATCTTCATTGTTATCTCTCCTTTTTCACTGCATTATTAATAAACTCTTCGGCGCTCATGGTGTATACTTCTTCCTCGGTGGAAATCACCTTAAAACTGAGAAATCCTTTATCTTGCATAAGATAATTTTCAATGCGTTCGTAGCTGGGGGTTCTCAGTGTCATGAACTTTCTGGTAACCGTTTCCTCTGTTTTCTTTTCCTCGTTATAGCGAGTCACTTCCAACAGAGTGGTAACCACTGTCTTGCTAATAGTTCCTTTCATGTTTCTGCTCCTTTCTTTGTATTGTTTTTCTTTACATAACCTATTATAAACCTCTTTGTAGTTTTGTCAAGCTAATAAATTTGTTCCTTTTAAAATTTTTACTGATTGATTGTACAAAAGAGCGTCCTGCAATATATCCTCATATTCCTTCGTTATGCCTACTGCATACGTGGTTGGACGCAACACTACATTTTTCGTTATTTCTATCGTCTTGCCGTCCTTATTTTTATATTTTGTTATTTCCGGTTTGTCATTGTAAACAATTTCCAGTTTGCCGCAATCGCTGAATACAAACCCAGGCTTTAATACATCCAGTCCACCTTTTCTCTTTAGTTCTTCTGCGCCCGCTTTTTTCGGCACTCCTGCAATCGTGATCTTTAATTTCCCGTCGGCTTCATAGGCGTACTTTTTCGCACCCCAGGTAATGAAACGTTCAGCCTCCTTTTCCTGTTCATAGACTTCCATGTAATGATCTGCGCCTTGAGGGTCTGTAGCCCATGCGCCGTTCTCCTTAGACAACTTTATTTTTTCGTTATTGTAGATTGTGAAATCGACATCACCTAAATATTTGATAGAATCCGTGTCACAGTAAATAAACGTTCCGCCTTGATCTGTCACCATACGCATACCCCGTTCCAATTCATACCGTGCCCATGCGGTACACCATACACCCCATGTGTAAGGAATAAACGCCCTTTTCATGAACTCTTCCAACAGTTCTTTTTTCGTCTTTGATGTATCAATTGTAAATTCTCCATCTTGATACAGAATAGATTCTTTAACAGGGTCTTGTGCTGTCATGCCGTAGATAGAGTTAAGCTTATTTTTACTTTTCATATAAAAATATTCCTGCCCTTCTACGTCCTTCAACTCTGTTTTCTTTTTATAATACAGACAGATGGTTTCAATCATGACGGCGGGGAGTTTTCCGTAGCGAGCCGTATAGACGTCAATCGGTACAATTTCGTCAATGTGATACTCTTCAACTATGATTCTTAAATCAACATCTGTGATAGAGGTTTCCAAATAATCTGCGCTTAATATCCTACCGTTGTCATACACTCCATTTACTACAGTTCTGCACTTGTCTTTTGCCAGATACGGGCATCCCCATGAGTAATCATTTAAAGACACTCCCTTGAATGATACCCTCATCAAA